TCAACCTAAAGTACAAAGGGAACAACGCAATGAAGCCCAACGGAAATATCATCAAAGATGGAAAAGTACTATCAAGCATCGAAAGATGTTGAAACCAGGAACAACTGATTTATCACAACACAGACAGAACTCATTTGAAGAAGAAGCACAATGCATACACAAAGAAATCAAAAGACTACACTCACCATTCAAAAAAATGTATAGTAGGGATACAATTGGTTTCTAATATATCATACCTTAATAGTGAGGGAATAAACTTTCCCTCACGTTTTATTGGTAACCGTGATAAATATGAAGTAGGAAAACATTATGAAATGCTGTCCAGAATGTCTTAGCACAGAATTCAGTACAGATATTCGACGTGCAGAAATCAGTTGCAGCCAATGTGGTTTAATATTACAAAGTCCACCGTGTATAGATTATATTGATGCAGAACCATTAGTTATTAATAAGACAACATATAAAAGCTGGACGCACATAATATTTCTTCTATTAAAAACACTCCAATAAATTTGGGAGTATTTTTACAGGTTCGTTAGATGGAGTAATACCTTTAGTGATAAATCACCAAATGATTTCAAACTATCAATTACAAAGGGAAACAATAGTATGATTGAAGATTAGACATATACCACACGCAATCATACTATTGTTATTAAAAAAAAGGGGTTTGAAAGGGCGGCACAAATTAATGAATTAATCCCAAATTCATGGTGGTTCAATTCCACCCAAACCCAAAAAAAGATATGACTGGAAAATCCTCACCAGTTCTTATGTTAAATAATAGCACCTAGTGCATGTCTATTATTTTTATTTTACTTCCATTCAACTCCCCTCCTAACCTCCATCTCATAATGGTTGTGAAAGGAACATTAAGATTTTAAGTGTATTTTGGGTTGCTCTTAAAAAATAATAATACCTGGTTCAATTCCAGGCACAACCAATCCCCCTTTATAACCTCCAAAAAAATACAAGAAGGTTCTGAAAGGTAACATATTATTTCCGTAAATATCTATTCAGTAAATGAAAAAGTTTTAAGTGGGTTCAATTCCCACCAGAACCAATTCATAACAACAACTAATTTTACAAAAAAAATTTATAGGATTTGATTAAAATTGAATGAAGAAATGCAACAATTAATCATAAGAGAATTAGGAATCATAGCAGCAATAGCATTAATAGGCACAATCATCCTATCAATCATCCTCCCAGATAACATGGCAATAATCGCACTAATATTCGGAGTAGTAACAACAATAGTCGGAGCATTAAGTGCATTCCTAAACACAAAAAACATGACAGAAAAAGAAGAAGAAGTGCTGGAACAAAACATAAAACAACAATACGAAGGTGGAGATGATGTGCAATGAAAACAAAACACAGCCCAAAAGAATAGATGATGAATACAGATTCTTTGATTACCGACTCACACAACTTGAAACCAACCTACGAAAGGGACAAGAGAAACTAGAAAGGGAACAATCACAAAATTATAAAGAACTAATCAAGATGTTACAAATAATGCAAGAATCAAGCAACGAACAAAATAAAACAATCATCGAACTCAATCAAAGAATAATCACAATAGAAACCACCATGAAATGTATAGACAAATTAAAAGAATACACAACAACACATCATAACGAAATCAAAAATATTAACCGACGATTAAACATCTACAAAGTAGCACTATCTGGAATAGCAGTAACAGTAATCGGAGCTGCAGCACTACATGCAATAGGGATGGTATAAAAATGGAATTACAAATACCAATACCTGAACAATTAGAAAATGAAAGTAACAGTGACTACTCTCTATTCATAATATACCTACGAATGTCAAGACCACGAATAATCAAAGACATGATAAACCAAATAAGCGATGAACAGTTACTAGCAGTTATAAACTACTCCCACCATTACCTAATAGACATGTCTAGAAAAAACAAATGGAAACAACGAGCAGATACATATGACCTACAACATGAACAACACATAATATCATTACAACAACAACACGAACTACAAAAAGCAACAACATTCCCCGAAAAAGAAGACAAAACAATAGAAGCACTAGACCTCCTCAAAAAAAGAACAATCACAACACTACAAAGCAAAACACTATTCAAACCACACGAACTAAGAAACATAGCACAAGCACTAGACATAGTACAAAAAGGAGAAAGACTAGCAAACGGACAAAGCACAGAAAACAAAAACAACAACACCAAAGCAGAAATAACATCAACACAAGAACAAACCATAGAACTAACCAAAACAGAAACACTACTAGAAGACGAATTCATGCAAAAACAAATAGACTACGGAATCAAACTAATCCAAAGGTTAGAAAAATGAAACACATAATGGGATTAGTAGAATGGAGCATCCACATAAACAATGGATACTGGAAACCAAGAAAATTTGACCTACTCATAATAGAATTTCTACAATATGCACTACAAGGAAAATGCAGCAGGATAATGATGAGTGTACCACCAAGGCACGGAAAAAGTACACTAATCAGTAGAAACTTCACCAGCTATTTTTTATCACACTTCCCAGAAGAACAAGTAATACTAACCAGTAACACACAATACCTGGCAAGTGAATTCGGAAGAGAAATCAAAGACATCATCACCGCATACGGAGACCTAGCACCAATACCAGTAAAACTAAGTGGAGACAGCAAAGCAAAAAACAAATTCCACATAGATAACCACAGAGGACAAATGATAGCAACTGGTAGTGGTGGAACAATACTGGGATTCGGAGCAGGACTATTCGTAATAGACGACCCTGTCAAGGACGTAGAAGATGCACGTAGTATTACAATACAGAGAAGACTACAAAGATGGTTTCATGGAACAGCAATGAGCAGACTAGAAAAAAGAAGCAACGGACTACCCCCAATAATGGTAGTAATCGCACAAAGATTACACATTGGTGACCTCCAAGGCATCATCAAAAGAAACAACAACAACATCATTAATGGAAAAGAAGCACTAACAAAACTACGAAACGGTGAAACAATACCAGAAAACACATGGATAAACATCAACCTAGAAGCCATATGCACAAACCCAGAAGAAGACCTACTTGGAAGAAAAGAAGGAGAAGCACTATGGCCACAACAAATCAACACAGAACAACTACTAGAACGTAAACAAGAAATAGGAACCTACCTATTCAACTGCATGTACCAAGGAGTACCAAGCATACCTGAAGGTAACATGTTCAAAAGGTACATGTTCTACAACGATGATGATCAACCATTATACTGGAAACATCCCAATGACATACCAGCAGAATTACCACTAGCAAGATACTTTGATACTGCAGCAAGTGGTCCAACCGGTGATGAAACAGCAGGATTTGCAGGATGCTACGATGGAACAAACCTATACTTCACAGACATACATGTAGGACATTACTGGCCACAGGAACTAAGCAATGCAATAATAACAACACTACTAGCAGACCATTATAGAGCATACTCAGAAAAACATCAAACAGACACAACAGGACACACATACAGATTCTCCAGCTACAACAGCAGAATAGAACAAGAAGGAGGAAGCCAAACCAAAGTCCTCATAAGCGACATAGCAAGAGAACCAGAAATACTAGAAAACAACATCGAAGTAAGAGCCGACAAACTAATATCCGCTGGTGGAAAAAAAGAAGGAAAAGCAGACCGAGCAAGAACACTAGCAAGCATGGCAGCATTAGGCCACATATACTTCAGCACAGAAATACCACGAAAACTAGTTGAAGACAGTATAGAACAATTAATAGATTTCACAGGAGAAGATGGAAAAGCAGACGACAGAGTAGATGCCATGAGCGGACTAGCAAGATACTTCAAAAGAGAAGAACGTACACACACACTATAAAGGATGTAATAAGATGATAGATGAAAGAGAAGAAAGAAGTAGTGAAACATGGGTAGTAATACCAGACAACAATGAAGACGGCTTCAAAATACTAGATGAAAACATCATCGAACAAATGAGCTTCAAAAACCAAAACGACAGCAAACAAATCGATGACGATGAAAACTGGGCAGACTTCAAACAACCAGACATACCACTTGATGTACTAGCAAACATGCTCAAATACAACACATGGCATAAAAGATGCTGTGAGGCAGTAAGTATAGATGCAACCAGTCGTAACTGGTCAATCATACCACGTGCAGATTTGGATCATGAACCAGATGAAAAACAAAAACAACAAGCTAAAGAATTCATACGTGGTCTCACTACTAAAATACATAGTATAATACAAGAAGTAACTATGGACCGTCGTAGCATGGCATGTGCAGCACTTGAATTAGTACGTGAAGGAAAAAGTGATAGTCTGCCAGTTGACCTTGTTCCAATGACGATACAAGACTTACATCCTCACAAAGATGGGATAAGAGTCAAACAAGTGCATGGAACAAAAGAAGTATGGTTTTTATTATATGGTCAGAACAAGGATAGACTAGGAAATGGATTATTTGACATACATTGCGAAACAGGTGAGCGACATCCATACAATAGTTTACCACCAGAAAAAAGAGCAAATGAGATATTATGGTTCAGAGAATATAGTCCAAAACACAAAACATTTGGACTTGCTAATGTAGTTCCTGCAATGAATGCAATCATAGGTGATATGCATCGTGAAAAATTCAACAAAGAATACCTAAAAAACCTTGGATTAACAGGACTCATAGTCACAGTCAGTGGAGATTACAAGGATTACAAAGAAAAACCATTACTTCCTGACGGTACTAAAAACCCACGTTATGATCCAAAGAAAACGATGCAATACAAAGTATCCAAGAAAGTAGCACAACTTATCAAACATCCTGGTAGTGCAATGGTACTCACAGTACCTGGTGTAGATGAAAACAGTAAAGTTGATGTTGATGTAACATTCATGACTAATGACATCAAAGAAGCAAGTTTCCGATTGTACAGGATGGATAACAGAGAAGAAGTATGTATAGCCAATGCTGTACCACCTGAAAGAATCGGACTAGCCAAGGACACAAAGTACAGTAACCTATCTGGACTAGGGGATGTATACAGTGACAGTATTATTCCTTGGATACGTGGAGAAAATGAAGACATCATCAATGACTTATTCTACTATGAAATGGCCATCACAGACTGGAAATTCAGTCTTGGAGAATTCCGTAAAAAAGATGAAACTATCGAGTTACAAAATGGTACAGTACTACTTGAACATGGAGCATTATCACTTAAAGAGTACAGTCTACGATTTGCTAAGAAGTATGGTGCAGAAATACCTGACATACCACTCATGGATTACAGGATAATATGTGGACAACTGGTAGATGAAAACGGAATACCAGTAAACAATACAGGAATAGATGAAAGTGGTTTCTTATCAGACCTAGAAGGACAATTAGTTGATGAAGCAGAAGACATGGACAAAAAGGATAAAGTAGATAAAGGTGTAATTGATGATAACAAGGCAACAACTAGACAAAAAGACACGAATAACCTTGATGGCACTAAAAACCTATCAAACAAGAACACTACTAACAGTCTTACAACGACAATACAACGAGCGTTTAACCTTAGAAAATAAATTCCTAAAAGACTTCAGAAAACTAGTCACACAATACCAACAAGAAGTACTACAAACATATAACCGTGCAGTAGAAAAAGGAACACCAAACTATAACATCAACGTTTTACTAAGAGTAGCCAATCAGGATTTCAAAGAAAAATACCAGAAACTACTATATAAACACTTACTACTAGTAGAAAAGAATGCACGCAACCAAACAGATGAACTAATCCAGTTACAAAAACGTAAAAGATTAGGACAAAAACAACAAATAAGCTTCACAGAACTACCAATAACATGGTTAAGCACCAAAGCACAAACAATACTAGAACCCATCCTAAGAAAACCATACGTAGTAAGAGAAAACAAACCAGTAAAACAATATCTACGAAACCATGCAATAACAGTAAGCCAAAAAACAGCAGAAAGAATAGACAAAGACATACAAAAAATACTAACCAAAAGCGAAACCGAAGGAACAAACAGTCGAGGAGTAGCAAAACACATCACCCAGAAATTCAAAGACCTAAAAACATGGGAAGCAGAACGCATAGCCAGAACCGAGATAAACGCAGCAAACAACTTAGTATCACACAATCGATTACTTGAAAGTGGTCTTGTAGATTACAAACAATGGTTAACAGCAGAAGATGGTAGAGTAAGAACTAGCCACAAACATATGAACGGTGAAATAGCAAGAATAGGCGAACCCTTCAGCAATGGATTACAATATCCTGGAGATCATAATGGTCCACTAGCAGAATTCATCAACTGCAGATGCACAATAATACCCTACATACCAGACTATGATATGATAGCTCCAAGTAATATGACTCACTTCCACGAAGAAGACATGCAAAGATTACCAACCAACACAGGACAACAAATAACACTACAACTCCAAGAAACACAGAAACTCTACAAAGTCATGGAAGGATACATGAAACTTAACCTAAGTGGAATAACCTCACTTACACCTAAAAAACCATCATTAATAACAAGATTGCTAGGAAATAACAGAAAACCAAGAATTAACATTAACAATCCCCTCAAAGCAAAACCAAATGAGGGTAAACGGTTCCAAGGTTTACTTAGTAAACTTGATGATAATGATGTAACAGTACACATTGGAAAAAACCTTGAAAAACCAGTATTTGTCCAAAATGGTAAAGAAATCCTTAAACCAGCAGGGATAAATGGAACTGAAATTGAAGAATTTGAAAAGTTATACTCCAATATTCTGGGTAACGTTTTATCATCTAAGGAACAGAAGGCTCTTGATAAATTAATGAACCGTCTAAAAAAGAATGGTGGATATGTGAGAGTATCTCAAGATGGCCGAGTTCAAGTGAATTGGCGTGGAAAATTCACATCTAAAGAAAGAAATCTCCTTAGGGATCTTCAACAAAAACGTATAGATGTGCTTATGAAAAACAATATTAAACCTACATGGAGTACACCAGTAATCCCTCCAAAAGTAAAACCTAAAGCTAAATCAGCAAAACCTAAACCTAAAGAAAAACTTAAACCTAAAATAACTAAACCAAAAACCAAATCAACACAGAACCCTCAAACAAAACTAATAGGTACACATACCAAACCACCACTCAATCCAAGTGAAGTCAAGAAAATGTCATTTGAAGACCTTGCAGACTATTATGAAGTAGAATATAAAGGTCTAATCAAATCGGATTATGATGGTAAAAAATACCATACTTTTGTGGAACATTTACCTGATTCATCAACAATGGAAATTAAGTTCGAAGAAGCAGCTGTAAAATCATATACAAAAGCAGGAATTGCCACACCTCAAGAAATAATACAAGAAGTTCTAAGAATACCAAAACAACACAAAATAGACACAGACAGAATCTGGTTTAAAAACACGAACCAGGGTATTATGAAAAGGCCGACAAAATCTGGATTCGATTCACTTGGTGCAGATGTTGGAGGATACAACACTTACTACGGTGTAGAAAAAAAAGGTCGGAGGATTATTGGTGGTGTTGTAGATGCACCTCACCATGAGATAGTAATTAATCCTAAATACTTCAAAGGAGCTAAAGGAAAATATGCTGAAATGTGGAAAACCAAAGAAGGACACATTACGAATTGGAAACATGCCATCAGACACGAATTTACACATAGTATTGACACCTCCAGACAACGGTTTGAAGACGGAGTTAAAAGAGCATGTTATGAACAGGAATATATGGACATTGAACATGATGAAAAATATTTCACAAGTTATGCTAACTCTGCAATACGTGAATCATATGCTGAACATGGAGGTTATGTAAGTTATATGCTTGATCATCCAGAAGACCATGCAAAAACTATAACAATCAGTATAATCGAAGATAACAAATATGTCCGAAAGGATATTAATTTTGAAGAATATAAAGAGATGTTCCCAAAACATTATGAATACTTTAGAAAATTATGCTTAGGGGAATAAAATATGATAGAAATAAAAATGTTGTTTGAAAAATATGGAGTTATCTGTCCTGAGTGGTTATCAGAAGAACTTCTTGAAGATGAATGGGTAAATAGTGAATATATCTTTGAGGATAATGTTCATACTTGGATTCTTGATGAAACTCCAATTAGGTATGTGATATTGTCTTTCGATGGGTCATCCTGTAAAAGACAGGGATTTGATGAAACAAAGGAACATGTGATTTTTGAAGAAGTTATAACTGAAGATTATAATATGATTACTTGAGATTGGAGGCATTTAATGAATTATTATGAGCATAGATTAATGGAAATACAAAACGCCATAACACTATACGAAGGCAGAAAAGACCTACAACCAGTAATAGAAGAACTAAAAGAAGAAAGAAAACAAATACTCCAACAACTCAAAGGAGAAGAACAATGAATGATGAACTAAAATTAGTATATGAATTTCTTTCTGAACAACATGCTATCTTCCTGAAAAGTGATAGGATCAAGTCACGTTATGACAGGTGGCGTTGGAGTCATGCTGTAGAAACCGTGGGTAATATTGCTTATAACTATGATATTACCCCTAAAAAATAACCTCCATATTATCCCTATTTATGTGGTTGTGAAAGGATTAAAGGTTAATACAATGAGGAATGATTTATAATTTTAACAAGTGGGTTCGATTCCCACCACAACCAGAATATGTTGATGAAAGGGACTAAAGAACAAAGAATTATTATTAATTATCAAATAATTGTATCATATAATTTTCAATGATAATAATTTAAAAAAAAATTTAATATTGGATAAATATTGTCATGATAATTTATTACACCTGGTTCGATTCCAGGCATCAACAACACTTTTAAATGGGTATGCTGCTTTTAATAGTTTTATTTTCTAGGTTCAAGTCCTAGGCATACCAATTCACCTAACATATTCACCACTTGGAGGTGACCAGGAATTGTAAACAATGAATATCGTATAGTCACAGCACCAGTCCTAATCCCTGGGCAAAAGGACTGTGACTATAAAAACGGAGAAACACCCTTAACCACCCAACAAATCAAACAACTAATGACTAGTTTTAAAAATTACAACATCATTGATTATGACCACAATTACACATTCAATGGTCAATGGTATCGTACAAACCTAGGAACACCACTTGAAACGTGGCAAAGTAAGGAAGATACAACATACATTGACATATTTGATGTAGAAAGAACAGTACCAAAGGGTACATGGTGGCTCAAGTCAATGGTAACAAATCCCATCGCAATACAGGACATAGACAATAAAACACTGAATAGTTATAGTCTCACAACAGCAAACAAACAGTTCGCTGATAAATTTATGCAACAAAATTCTAACCTAAGTGTTAAATCGGATTTTGAAGAGTTGTTACGTGAACATAATTTGTCCTTAAAAAATAGGACACTTATTAAGGATATTAAAAATCCTGTGGCATTCACTGTTAGTTTGACTGGTTTTCCTTGTGTTGGTGGTGCAGTATTTGCGAAGAAATGTTTAGAATCTAGTCAATTAAGTAATAAAAATGGAGCTGATAATATGGCAGAAGGAATAAATTTATCTTTTGATAATCTTAAAGAATTACTTTCTTTCAAAAAAGAAGGAGAAACTGAGTATGTAACTAAAGAAGAGTTACAAGAAACATTAGCAGAACATGAAAAATCATTAACTGAATCAGTTGGTAATGTTATTGATGAAAAATTATCTGCTATTAAAGATGATAAAAAAGATGATGATGCTGGTAAAAAAGATGATGATGCTGGTAAAAAAGATGATGATGCTGGCAAAGCAGATGATAAAGGTGACAACCAAGGAAACGACAACCAAACCAGCAATAAACACAACCCAGGAAGCAAACAAATAGGCCACAAAGATGATGGTGACGACCTATCCTTCAAAAAAGGAACTGCAGAATACAAACTCCTTAAAGAATTAGGAAGAAATGCAAACGGAACATCAAAAATAAAATTATAAGGTGATAATTATGAATTTCTTAGAACAAATCGACAACATGACAAACATGAGTTTCAAAGATGATTGGGACAAAATGGTAACAGGAAAAGCAATCCTCAACCCAGAACAACAATTAACATTTCTACGTCCATTCACAACAGTAGAACCACTTCAAACACTCGCAAGAATTGTCCCAATGAAAAATCCTAGCAGACAATCAAGTTCATTCAGAATCAAAAGAAGAGCATCACAACACGGTTACCTCCCAGATAGTCACACTACCAAAGCAAACCTACGTGAAGCAGAAAAAGAATTCACTCCAATAGAAATCAACACAACAAAAATCAAAGCACTAACCAGTGTAACCGATGATGAACTAGAAGAAGGTATTGAAGGCGGAAAATACTCTCAAACAATACTCAATGAAATGGGACAAGTAATGGGAGAAGACAACATCTACTGGAACGTTTACGGAGACACAACTATAGATCCTGAAACAGATGATTTATTATGTTCTGGTGACGGATGGCTTAAAAGAATTCCAGCAGCAAACCAATTACAATCCAAAGAACTTGATGGATCAAACGGTGCATTTGACCTCAGCAATGGTGTTGAATCATTATTTGATGCAATGATACAAAAAATGCCTGCAGCAGCCAGAAGCAGAAACTTAGTATTATTTGCACCATACGAAGTAGAAGATGCATACCGTAACAGTCAAATAGGAAGATACACACCATTAGGTGATAACAGACTTGAAGGCTATGACGGCCTCAAATACAAAAACAGGCCAATCATCAACACTCCAGTATTAGATGATGAAGAAGGACAAGCTCTCGACGATACAGCAACATGTATCTTATCCGACCCAGCATTCCTTGAATACAACATGTTCAAACAACAAACAGTAGAACTCAAACGTGATGTAGACAATGAAACAACAAAATTCTACTTCAGATATAAAGGAATGCCAAGTCTCTACATGAATGGTGCATACACAGTAAGTGCAAAAATTAGTCTAGATGAATTAGCAGACATTCAAGAATTCAGCAGAAACAGACCATTAATCACAATAGCACAGGAAGCACCTGCAACTCCTGAAACTCCATAACCAAAAAAAACACGCATAATTTGGTGATCAATGATGTATTCAACTGTCAATGAAATAATCAGTCCCACAAACATCAAACCCAAAACATTTGGATTTGAAACAGACGAAGAACTAGAAACATTCATAGGTGGACTAATTATTCAAGCAGCTAACATCATCGATGATTACTGCAACACCACATTCTCTGATCCAATCCCACCAACCATAACACTTGTCAGTAATGGGATAGTAAAAAATATTCTGGATAATTATAATGCCAGTAAGAACCAGGCTGTAATCAAATCACATGATTACAGTCCCAGTACTTACTATGACAGATACCTTACCAGGGAATTAAAGGAATTACTAAAACCATATACTGAAGAATATGAAAGGTACCATGATGCCGAAATAGACATAAGTATCGTAACTGGAGATTGGGAAGATGAAATTGACAGTAACTATTGATGCCAAAACAGTTGATCTTGAAAACATAGTCCAAAAAAGCAGAAGCAATATTCTTGAACTTGGAGGTTTAGCTCTTGAAAGAGAAACAAGAAAAGCCAGTCCAGTTGATACAGGACACCTTCAAGGTAGTTGGGTAAATAACACAGATAAAGATAGAGTACAACTCACAACAAGTACTCATTATGCCAGGTATGTTGATGAAGGAACAGGATTATATGGTCCATATAAATCATTAATCTATCCGAAGGATAAGAAGGGTAGTTTGATATTCAAAGGTGAAGATGGAAAAGTAACCCATATTAAGTACAGTAGGGGTATCAAAGGTCGACATTATGTCGACAAATCAATCAACAACTTTGAAGCTAAACTACCAAGTGTAATAGCTCAAGCAATAAGAAAAACAGCAGGAGGGTAAATAGGATGGTGTACACAACAAACATCACAACAGCATTAGAAGAAGTCTACTCCAACATCAAAGATTGGATAGAATACGAAACACAGGAAGATAAAATACTTTCAGATATTAACTCCTTTATTAAGCCACAAATAACCGATGAAATAATAGAAACACCTTACATCTGGTTAGAGAAAGGGGACATCCAACCATACAAGGAAGTACCCCTATCCCAAAAGAATCAAATCATACTTCCTGTAAGATTCATATGTGCATATGAACCAGACCATGATGACTTCGAAGCTGCCGAAGAATACTCCCTGAACATTGCTTGCAGGATAATAGCAGTAGTACAAAAACACTACAAAAAAAGAGGCCAAATATCCAAAATCCTCAAAGTAGAACTAGAACAAATCCAACCCAATGGAAATGTTCAAATCATCAACAAACAAGATATTGTTCCAGCAGTCAGAGTAGGACTCAAATTTCTAGTAGAAATAGACTGGATGAAATGTATCCAAGAAGAAGAAATAACAAACATAGGAGATTAGAAAAATATGGTATTAAGAGTATTAGGATTCGAGGAAGAATCCGAATATAGAAACATAAACAATTGCACCGACTTCAATTCAATTAACGTACCATACCACTTAATGATGGAAAAAATAGATTTCAAATGGAATCGTGAAAACATCACAAGTAGTAGTGGATCAACCATGGTACACACAGTCAAACCAGGACTAGCAAAACCAGAAGGTGAAACAGAAGGAAACGTAGGACTTGAAAGCATAGGATTCTACCTCAAAGCAGCACTAGGAAACTATGTACATCACGCACCAGAACAAAGTGGAGACTGTCACATACACGAATTCTATGGTGGGAAACGTAGTAAATTACCAAGTTACTCATTCCTTTCAACAAAAGATATTTACGAACTCATGACATATGGTGCAGTCCTTGATGAATTCAAACTAGAAGGTGGAGATGACTTCTTTACTCATAGTGAAAAATGGTGGTACAGCTACCAAAAACGTCGTGAAATAGATGAAGACGAATACAACGAAAACATCCTGGAAGAAGAACCAGTAATGCCATACGAAGCAGAAATCAAATTCGGTAATGAAGTACCACCAGGCGTGTTAACAGACTTCTCACTTGAACTCAAAAACAACCTCAACACAGACAAAACCAATGGTCTTGGAGCATATACTCCAATAAGAAAACCAGGAGTACAAAACAGAGAAGTAACCCTTAAATGTAACACAGTCCTTGAAGAAGAAACATACGACCTTGTAACTAAAGCAGAGTATGGAGACCTAGTAAAACTTAGTGGATGGCATATCCCTACAAAATGTAAAGTATTCAGTCAACCAGTAGAATTCACATTAAGACATTGTGAAAAACAAGATGAATACCTAAAAGTAGTATTCCCTGATGTACTATTCACATGTAGTGACCCAGCAAGTGGTTCTGATGAAATTGAAGTAGAAATGGAAATGATGCCAACAGGCAGAAAAACCATAACACCATTATCAGGAACTGCAAGAAAAACAGATATGTATGCAGTACTATCCAACAATCAATCAGAATTAGTAACACCATCACCATAAAAATATAGGAGAGTGTACCCATGAAACTTACAAAAGAAGATTTATTAATAGATGAAGATTATTTTGAACTACGTCCACTAAAAAGCGTTGAAGATGCAGAAGTAGCATTAAGGTTCCTTACACAAAGTGAAATCGCTGAAATACAAAAAATAGAAACAAGTGCTATCGGAACATTTGAAAGTCAGGAAACAGGTCAAGTCCGTGGCAGAAGAAAAAACCAAGGACAATACCAAAACATCACAAAGATTAACACCTCAAAACAAATGAAAGCAGCACATGATGCAAAACTATTAGCTGTCAGATATGCTATGAGTTGTGATGGAGTCAAATACTCTGAAAAAGATATTAATAGGTTCAAACCAAAGCTATTGGATGAAATCTACGAAATCGTAAGAGAAATGAATGAACTAGGAAACGATGTCGAAGACGACATTGACGAATTTCTTGAAGACGAATGAAGGACAACAAATAATTTGGCTTGATTACTGGGGGTACCACCTTGCAGATAAACAACAAGATCTAACCCCCCTACAATCATTATTCCTCATGAAAGGACGGATGAAACTAGAAGAAGAAATGCGAAAAGCTGAACAACAAAAATATTCTTCTATGTTCTAACGCTCTTTCGTGAGGATTTTTTTTTTAAAAAAAAACCGCATGGAGGTGTAAAAGCATGGTTAACGAAAACGTAATAGAAATCATATTACGTGCTAGGGATGAAGCAAGTAAAGCTGCAAAACAAGCAGGAGATGCAATAAAGAATGTTGGAAAAAACGCTGCCGACAGTTTCTATAGTGGAAGCAGAGCATCAGATGCTTTCGAAAAATCAATAAACAAAGCAAGAGAAGCATCAGAAAAACTATCCCAACAGTTTCACGGAGTAAGTGATGGTGTACGTTCACAATTAGAAAAGGCTCAACAGAAAGTGAAAAGTTTTGCAGACGAATTCATAAAAGCACATCCAAAAATAAAGAATACAGCTGAAACCATTAAGAACAATATTTCAACTGCCATGGAACATGTAAAAAGCAAAGCAAAAGAAGTAGCACAAGACACAGGATTAGAAAAATTAGCCACCAAAAGTTCACAAGCATTCGAAACACTTAAAACAAAATCATCAAACACATTTAATTCTATTAAAAGTGGAT